GATCACGGTCAGGGGCGGAACCTGACCCGTGGCGATCACGCTGGGGAAGGACTGCTCGATCTCGTTGGGCGGCAACATCGCCAGCGCGCGGAGCGTCACCCTTACGGAGACGGCCCGCACGATCGACATTGAGGCGTTCGGGTCGCGGATGGTCGAGGTTTACAACACCGGCTACGACGCGACTGTTTCGGTTGAGTTGAACGACGCCAGCGACATCAGCTTCGACCTGCTCGAAAACGGCACGTCGATCACCGTGTCGGGCGGCTCTGGCAATTGGTCGTTCCCGGCGGTCGTGACAGGCATCTCGGAAACCTTTTCCGTTGACGGGGTCGCTACGTTTTCGGTGGAGTGCAAGATGACCCGCACAGGACTGAGGTAGCCAATGCGTGAGTTCAAAGATGACGAAGGTCGCCCGTGGCGTCTGGCGTTGACCGTAGCGTCGGCGCTCCGCGTCAAGGACATGGTGTCGGTCGACGTAACCGACGAGGACGGCACCAGGCGGACGGTGCCGTTTGACTTGGTCGACGCCGCCTCGATCTCGCAGACGTTCCAGGTGCTTCGCACCCAGTACGCGAAGATCGGCGAGACGCTCTACGCGATCCTTGTGAAGCAGGTCGCAGAGAAGGGGCTCGACAAGGAAGCCTTCCTCGAAGGTCTGCGGGGCGATGCTCTCGACGCGGGCGTCAAAGCGTTGGAGGCCGAGCTTGTCGATTTTTTCCCGCCGCGCCTCCGCAAGATGATCGCGCTTCTCGCCGCCAAGATGGACGAAGTGGCGAACGAGATGCTCGGCAAAGCGGAGGCGGGTCTGGAAGCCGCGAGCGCGGAGACGCTGATCGCACAGTCTGGGACACCATCTGGGAAGCCGCCGGAATCCTCGGAGTCCACCCCGGCAAGTGGACCCTCCGACAACTCCTCCTCGCTAGAGACAGCCGCTTAGAGCATCAGTGGTGGCATACCGCCAACCTCATCGCCCAACAAGCCAACATTCACAGAGACAAGCACAGCCCGAAGGCAGACCCCCGAAAGTTCAACCCGTTCGCCAAGAAGACGAAGCCCAAGGCGCGGGAGGCAACTCCCGAGGATCTTGAGCGGCTCTTCGGCAAAGACTGGGCCAAATACGCATGAGCAACGCTGGAGCAATCAAAGGCGGCGGCGTATTCGTCGAGATCGGGGCTGACCCTCGCAAGTTCTTCGCCACGTTGAACAAGGTCAACAAGGCGATGGGCGATATGGGCCGCTCGCTCGCCGGGGCTGGGGCGAAGATCGGCGGCATTGGCGTGGCGACGCTCGCGCCGTTTGCCGCTGCGGTGAATCAAGGATCCGGCTTCCAATCGACTCTTCTTGGCATTCAGGCGGCTACCGGAGCGACGGCCCAGGAGCTCGACCGGCTCAGGGCGGCGTCGATGCAGATGTCGCAGGCGATGGGCGTTGGGCCGACGCAGGTCGCCAACTCGTTCATGGATCTGCTCAAGGCTGGCATGAGCGTTGAGCAGGTTCTCGGAGGGGCTGGGCAGGCTGCGATTGAGTTTGCGACTGTCGGTCAGATGGCGGTCGGCGACGCTGCGGTGGTGATGTCTGATGCCATGAAGGTCTTTGGCGTGACCGCTGACGTGGCGGCCAATGCAATCTCGTCGGCGGCAGATGCTTCGAGCACTTCGATTGAGGGTCTGTCGCAGGCGTTCTCGCAGGTGTCGAACGTCGCCGCCTTGGCGAATCAGTCAATCGGAAGCACGTCGGCAGCCCTAGCGATCCTTGCCAACGCTGGCGTGAAGGGGAGCGACGCCGGAACATCGCTCAAGACGATGCTCCTGCGGCTCATGGCCCCGGCAGACGAGGCGGTCGGCGCGCTCAAGTCAATAGGGCTTTCGGTGGAGAGCTTCCGTACTGCCGATGGAAAGATGCGCCCACTCGTCGACATCATTGGCACGCTCAATAAGGCGATGGGCGGTCTCAACCAAGCGGCAAAAGACGATTTATTCCGGCAGATTTTCGGGTCAGATGCGATCCGTGCGGCTGCTGTTTTGACGAGCACCGGCGTCAAGGGCTTCAACGACATGACCGCCGCGATGGGCGGGGCGATGTCTGTTGGCGATAAGTTCAAGACGATGATGAGCGGGCTGGCGGGGGCTGGCGGCACGGTGCTCGCTGCGATGGAGCGGGCCGCGATTGCGATCAGCGACGCGGTCGGGCCAGCCTTGATGGAGTTCGGACAGCAAGTCGCAGGTGTCTTGGACTGGCTGTCTCAGTTCGCTCGCGAGAACCCGGCCGTTGTCGCATCAATCGCAAAGATGGCTGCCGGCGCGATCGTTGCCGGCTCGGCGTTCACGACGCTCGGGCTGTCGCTCCAGGCGATGAGCTTTGCGGCTGGCGGGTTCCTGAAACTAGGCAGCCTCATCATCTCGCCGCTCACGGCCACAGCAGCGGTAGCAAGTTCGCTCGGCCAAGCGTTCACCGCTGCCTCCGTCAGAGTCAGCCTATTTGCCTCTCGCGGTATTGCTGCCGTCTCGCAGTTCGTGGCAGTGGCTACAGCCAAGATGGCGATCTCGGCTGCCCAGACCGGGGCGCTGGCGACCAACTATTTCGCCGGGACGATCTCGATCATTTCTGCCACGGTGGCCCGCGCCGCCGAGGGCAATTTGCGTGCGGCTGCAATCGGCGTGCAGGCGATGGCGAAGATCGGCGCTTCCGGGGCGTCGAGTGCTCTGATCGCAGGGGCTCAGATTGCGAGGCTGTCGACGCAGGGCGGGACGCAACTTCTCCGTCTTGGCGTGCAGGGCTCAACCGCACTGGCGACCATCGGCACGCAGGCCACGGCGACTGGGGCTCTGACTGTGGCGTCGTTCGCAAAGTCGCTGGCCTCAATGGCTGCCTACACGGCATCGTCAATAGCCTCGGCCGGCGCGACTGCGTTGGCCTGGGCTGCTGCAAACACACCGCTCCTAGCGTTGGCTGGCGTGGCTGGCGGTGCGATTCTCGTCATGTCGCAGTTGTCGTCGCTGGTGTTCGATCTCGGCTCTAGCGTCAGGGAAAGTTTCAATACGGCTGTCGCCGAATCCGTCGTCGTTTTTAACGATCTGAAACAGATCGCCATGACAACCTTTGGCGCGGTTTCTGACGCTCTCGCGGCCGGAGACATGGAACTGGCGATGAAGGCTGCGATGGAAGGCGTGGTCGCCGCCTTCGCTCGCGGGGCAGGGGCGTTGATGTCGAAGGTCGACGGCCTCAGTGCCGACATCCTGAACACGCTCGATGCGTTCGCGACCTTCGCCGCCAACCCGACGCTCGGTCTGCAAATGGCGCTCGGCGAAAACCCGGCGATTCTCGCCAAAGACCCGACGCTAAAAGCACTCAATGCCAGGCAAGACGCTCGTCTCGGCAAGGTCACAGAGAACGACGCAGCGAGAGCAGCCAGTCAGCGAGTGGCCGACCAGAAGGTGCTGGACATCGCAGCCCTTGCCGCTGCGAGGCGGGCAGAGAAGGAAGCTGGTCCGCCGATGTGGATGGACCCGAAGAAGATCGCCGCCATGAGGCTCGGCGCTGGTGCCGCAGCCGGGCCGGATGCCGCGATGCTCGCAGGCGTTGCCGGGCTCGAAGGAATCGGCCCGAATGGCATGAGTGGTCAGGTTGGCGACCTTATGAAGAGCATCAACCGCGCTGGCTCCGAGAGCGCTCTCGACGATGCCATCGGCGAATTCAAGGCGTTGAAGCAATTCGGCCGCATCACGGGCGAGCAAGAGTCGGATCTGATGTTCGCCTTGGAGAATGCGGTTGGTCGTATGCAGCAGTCCAGCCAAGGCGAAGTGGCGGGCTCCTTCTCCTCGTCAGCCCTCGGCGGAATGGGCTTTGGCGGTTCGCTAGCATCGAAGCAATTGGATGAGCAGAAGGAAACCAACCGCATTCTGAAAGAAAAGCTCGGGGCAGGGGAGGTCGCCGCCTAATGGCAACGTGGATCGAAGATAACGCATCGCGCTCCGCGACGATCTACCGTCTCGGCAAGAAGGCCACGTCCACGATGACGCGGTCCTACAAGGTTTTCGGCCACACGGACGATGTTTCGCTGCACGCGGAGTGCAATCAACGGATTTCCAGCACGCTCCGGTTTTGGCAATACCCAGGGGCCAACGTCCAACTTCAGGCGGAAGCCTATTCCGTCGACTACCTCGGCGATGACGCATGGCACGTCGACATCCAATACGAGAAGATCGGCGCTGACGCGCAAGAGCCAGACCCGCTGCGGCGGTCGCGCTCGTTCGACACGTCGGGCGGTATGTCCCACATCACGCAGGCTGACGGCGGCAAGATCACGTCGAACGGAAGCACGACCACGCGAACCGGAACGGAGCGGCGTTTTCCGTCATCCGCCCCGAGCATGGACTCCGCAATCGGTGTCGACGACAACGGCGTGCAGGGCGTCGACATCGTCGTCCCCGCGCTGACGTGGACGGAAACGTATGACGTAAAGAGCACCTACGTTACAAGCACCTATATCAAGAGCGTGGCGGCTCTGACCGGCACGACCAACGACGCGGCGTTTAGGACGTTCGAGGCTGGCGAGGTGCTCTTCTTGGGAGCGAGCGGCTCGCAAGAGTGGGACTCACAGAAGGGCGACGGCCCCTGGACGTTAAGTTTCAAGTTCGTGGCGTCCAAGAACCTGACCGGCCAAACGATCGGCTCAATCACTGGCGTCGAGAAGAAGGGCCACGAATACCTCTGGGTTCGCTACGAGAGCTCGGTGAGTGGCAGCGACTTAGTGAAAAAGCCGAAGTACGTCTACGTCAACACGGTCTACCGCGAGGGCGACTTCTCGGGCCTCGGCATCGGGACAACCTAATGGCCCGCAACGACGGACGCATCGAGCCAGGCCAGAAGCTCGCCGGGGCGATCTCGGCGCGGGCGTGGAACCGCGCGCAGGATGCGGCTGATCGCGTGCTCGGGGTTGGTACGGGGTTCACGGGTGGCGGGGCGACCGGGGCGGACCCCGCGCCCAACATCGTCCTCATCAAGAACAACAGCGGCGCCGACGTTCCCTGGCTGGGCGTGCTGGGGATTGACGGCGTGGAAATTTCTCCCGTTGGCGGCAACCTCACGGGCAACGCCGACGAAGACAAGCGGGCGAGGGAGTTTGCGACGCGGCCTATCCTCACTGGCGTGACGCCGACCACTGCGCTTTCGGAGTCCTTCGTCGTGACGCTAGAGCCGATTTCAGACGGCAAGATCGGCCGGGCCGCAGTGAGCGGGGCTTTCGCCTGTCGAGTCAACGTGACCAATGCGTCGCATCGCTTCGCCGTTGCGAAGAACGGAGACGCGACGCAACTCGCCTCCGCTGCCTGCGGCGTGCTCCAACTGCTCTGGAAGGAAACCGGGACGGGCGCAAATAAATGGGCCGTGGGGGTCATGTAAATGGCGCGACGTGGCAATTGCTGCCGGTGCAGTTGCAGTATTGAGCCTGTCTTCGCGGACGCGTATGGATTCGTTGAGCCGCCGCCAGGGTTCTCGCAAAACGCCCCGCTTCCTGAGGCGGCCGTTGCGGTTGCCGCCGATCTTATTCGGGCGCTGCCTGCCGTAATTGACGGCACGACGCCGCAAACGTCTGAACTAAAAGTCTGCGCGGACGGCATTGGCTGCGGCGTGCTCTCTCGCGTTATTGTTCCGCCCGTGCCGACTGAGACGTATTACGCTGGCTACACAATAGTGGCGGGTGCGAGGGTCAACTCAACCGGCACGATGCCCACTACTGCCGTGTGGACGTGGCCGAGTAACTCGTGGAGTATCTCGCTCAACGGCCAGCCTCGCCGGACAAACCGTGCTGAGTTGTCTCTTCTCGTGCATCGCGAGAGCGAGCCTCCTCTTGCCACAGTGGCGTCGTTTTACAGGCGAGGGGCGGCGTTTAGCTTGCCGCTTCCCCCGCCGCCCAAGGCGATTGACCTGATTCGCACCCAGCAAGGGTTGCACGCGCAGGAATCATTCGCCAAAAACCTTGATGGATTTCAGTCTCTGCTGAACGAGCCCACTCGGTTTTATTTCCCGCTCGCGACAGTTACGCGCAAGGCCGCAATACAGAAGGTAGACATCTACTGGCGTCCTGCTGAAATTGTCTCCATTCCGCCGGACGGGGAATTTCCAGAGCAAGGTCGCTGGGGAGTGGTCTACCTCACTCTCAGCGACAACGAGATCTATCGCTGGGATGACGAGTCTCAGGACTACGAAGAAATCGACGCCACGCTCGACCCTAGTGGAGCCCTGGTCAAGTCGGTTGAGAACCCGAATTTCGCATCGTCGCTCAACGGCACCTTTATCAGCAGCGCCATCTCTGCGGCAACGAATGAGGAGGGCTCGTACTTCATGTGGGTGACGATGTCGCCTAACACGTCGCGTCAGTTTTTTTACCCGCTCAGTTTTGTTGTTGACAGGACGCCGCCGCTGGCGACTCTTGCGCAGACGCGCGACTGGTTTGCCGACGAGGCTGGCTTTGCGAACGTAGCGGAACCTCTGTCGCTGACGCTTGAGGTCACGGAGCCTTGTGGGATAAGTGGGGCGATCGGCGTCCAGCCTGCGTCGCTCGCCGCTGGCGAGCACACGCGGCAGTTGCAAGGCGGACCATACAGAGATCGGGCTGGAAACGATTTGCCGCACACGCCCTCGGCCGCGTTTACGGTCCACGAGAAGCCGGACGACGACCGCTACGGTGCCATCGCTAGTTTTGTTATGCCGGCCGAGCTTAGGCTGCCGCCAGAGACGACCTCGCTTTACGAATCTGGCGTGACGCAGCTTGTGCTACGGTTCGACCGACCTGTCTGTGGGCTCACGGCAGGCAACATTCTCATCGAGAAGCTGGCCGGGCCGGGCTGGGTGCGAACGGCCATTGGCGAGGCGGGCTACGAGATCACGCCTGGAACCTCTCGGAAAGAGTGGATCATCACCATCCTTGAGGAACAGCCGCCAAACTCGCTTTGGTATGCGACGTTTCGCCCGATCCGCGCTGGAGCAAGCGGGCCGAATGTGTTTGTGGTTCCGCCGG